TGCAAACTCTTTCTGATGCTGTGGGTTGGTCAAACCTTTCAACCACTTGTATATCTCATAGTAGTTGTCTAAGTCTTCGTTGACTAGGAACCTTAGGTTAAGATCACCAAAGGTCATCTTATCGCCAGGAATAGTATAGTCTTTGACTGGTGTTTGTATATCCCTTACACCAATACTTACCTCAGGTATAGACGCAGACTGACAAAAGTAATCCACGTTTGGTGTTCTACCAATAACGAACTTAAAACCTACAGGAGATAGGAAGTTTTTATTAGTGGGACTGAATAGTGTCTGGTCGTATGCCATTAGTTCATGCAGGTCTCCGTAGTATTTATCCTAACCAAAAAACGTCAGGATCGCGGATCTTATCGTAGATGTCAAATCTAAAGTCTTTAAAGTCTGGCTTCTGAGTTTCTTTATGTGCAGCGTCTATCCATGACAGTTTTACATTCTTTCCTCTTGTACTCTGACCTTCTACGTCATCTATATTATAACCTTTTCCTAGCGTTCCGTCTACTGCACCGATATAATTCTCACCTACTGTGCTAGGTTTGACACCATTTTGCCAGTGCTGTACTGACATAAAGATAGACCTATCATCACCCATGAATGCACCATGTATATCATCATGGTATACCTTGAGTGTAAAAAAATCGTGTCGCATCTTGCAGATCTTTTCTTGTTCAGGATGATTGTCTATCCAATATCCATCATGACTAAAACTTATCTTTCCACGTATGTATACTTCATAACTGTCAATGTCTGGGTGAACATGTTCAGGTATGATAGCGTGTGCTGGCCAGTTCAAACACTCAACTTGATACTGCCCTTCCTTGTACATAACCTTCCTATGAAAGTTAGGTACACCAAAGAAATTTCTATTCCAACCTTCTGGTTTGGTTATATCACGAGGATCGAACGTACTCAAATACTCATCGACAAAACCTGTGATGGCATCCATGCATAAAAAAAGAGGTCTAATTATTTAGACCCCTTTCAATTAAGTTTTTAACTCATGGTTTACTCCAACATGACTTTGCATATTCTTCGACACGAATTAGGTAAGTCTGTACACTCTATTAGGCAGTCAAAGTAATCGTCGATCTTGTCTATTTCTGAATTACTGTTGTTATCGACACTTACACTCCAACCGCTTAGTTGATTTTTACTTACTAGATTGTGCATTAATGTTCCTCGCTAAGTCTACTATTATGTATGCGAATCAACACCGTATTTACCGCTACAATTTAACAAAAAGAAATGCCTACGAGTTTATACCTAGACAAAAAAAGAGACCCCTTAGGGTCTCTCTGAGGTGTATGTAATACGATATTACATTAGGTTTGCAACTTTTACTCTTCTGTAGTAAGCGTTAGCATTTAAGTTACCAGCAGCTTGTGGATCTGAATCAGATAAAGCAGCGAGTCCCTTAGCGAATGGGTTAAGAACCATTCCGTAACGAGTTTTAAACCCGATACGTGGCTGGAATGAATCCTGTCCAATCGCTCTGTACATTTGTAGCGGAACGTATGGGCAGTAGAATAGTCCTGCATCGTATGCGTTAGAACCTTTGTATCCTACAACGTAGTACTGGTCAGAACTTACGTTAGCTGAATAAGGGTCAATGTACACTTTGTAACGACCGTTGAGTGTTCCAACGAATGTGTTACCTGTGTCATCAATCTCTCCAATACCACCTACAGCACCTGAGATGCCTGAATCGTAGTCTAGAGTACCAGACATAGCAAGAGCAGATGCAACGTCAGCAGATGTGACGATGATGTTACCCTTCCCTCTACGAGTTTCCTGTGCGATTGCGTTAGCGTCTCTTTCGATTTGGAATAATAGACCTTTGAATTTCTCAACTGACCATCTTCCGTTGGAGTCAACGTCAAGGTCGAATACACCTTGGTTTGCAACGTTAGCTTGTGCACCAGGTTTTGCACCTCTGTACACTGTTCTAACAACTTCTCTGTTGATTTCAGCAAGTATCTCTGTTGAGAGAATGTTTGCTAACTCAGACTCGGCATCTAATCCGTGGATTGCTTTCAAGTCTTGAGCAAGTTCAACTGAGTAGTCTGCTCTTAGGGCACGACCTTTAGCTTCAACCGCAATACGGTCTATGCTGAATGCCATTTCCATGAAAGCATTACCAGATGAATCTCCTAAAGATTCTTGCTCTGAAGTTGTGAACTTAGAAGATGCTAGGTCATAGTTACCTTCAGTTGTACCGCCACCAGTAGCATCGTTGATTAAACCTGGGTTTTTCTCAGTTGTTGCTGTTGGAGGTGTACCACCTTTAGTTCCAGAGAACTGTGCATCTGGTTCGTCGAAGAATGCTTCGTTTCCAGACTGGTTTGTATACTGAGATCTCATCGCAAAGATAAGTCCAGTAGGTCCTGACATAGGTTGAACGCCAGCAATGTCATAAGCAATAAGCTTAGGCATAGCACGACGGATCAAGCTAATTAGGATAGGATCGAAACCATCAATGGCTCCAGAACCTGTTGTTTGTGTGTTGATAGGACCAACGTTTGTTGGTGCTTCTGTCAAAACTGCACGCTCTTCGCGTAAAGCTTTTTCTTGGTTGTCCAAGAGTATAGCAGTAACAGACTTACGATAGTTATCCTTTATCTCAGGAAGACCATCATGATTAAGTACTGGTGCCCACTTCTCTTGGAGTTTTTCTGCATTAAACATGCTTTTAAACACTCCTAGTGTTAGTTTGGGTTAACAGTTTTACAACCTTTTAGCGAGTTGTTGAACATATGAAGACATGCTCTCGCTAATGGCTTCAACTTTTGCTGGTTGCTCATCAGAAATCTCTTCTTTCACTTCTGGTTTCTTAGCACCGAAGTAAGACTCCTTAATTTGCTCCAACTTCTCACGATACGACTCCTCAGTCTTGAATTCAACTGCTTCAGCAAGGCCACTGAACTTATCCTTTTGAACTTCTGCAAGTCCTCTTGATAGTTCATTCAAAATCTCATTTTTACGATAGGATGCTACAGCCTCGTGTAGTTCTAGATTCTTCTCAACTTGAGTGTTAAGTCGGGTCTCCATGTCATCTAATTTCTCGCTCATATCTGCTACAATATCCAAACTTTCAGTTGGGACATTGATGTTGCTTTCAATGAACAATTTCTTTAATCCACCCATGAATGCTTCGGTGACTTCAGCTTTGAGTCCTGCTTCAATAGCAAGCTCATTCTCAGTCATCCACTCTTCACAAGCATATGAGAGGAAATTCTCTATACGATTAGCGAACTCTTCCTTTACAGATTCAAGTTCTTCACTAATCCTGCTTTCTGCAGTTTCCTTAAGTTTGGCAACTTCCTTAGTTACCTTAGCAGATACTGCAGCTTCAAACACAGTAGTTGCTTTCTTTTGGAATTCTTCGTCTAAGTCAGCACCGCTTAGAATAGCTGCGATGTCTTCTGAGACTTCTTCTTCGGTGAGTGCTTCACCTTCTGTTTCTACATCATCGAAGATTTTACCACTTAGTGCACCAGGCATACTGGATGACGCACCACTTGGTTTAGTCTTGATTGTAGAATCTCCTGTTGTTCCTACTGGAGCAGCTGCCTTAGCACCTACGTTATCAGGACCTTCAGGTTTTTCTTTTGTTGAACCGCCAACTTCAACTGCACTGTTTTTCAGTGGAGAAGGTTGTGGGGGAACTGCACCTTTCTTAATAGCGGTATCGCCAGTTGCAGCATCTTCTTTTACTTCTTCAGGAGACGCGGTTTCTGCGATCACCTTTTTGAATTTTTCATCAATACTTGACATTTACGTACTCCTTACGGATAAAATTAGATTGCGTTAAGATTTAATAATATTATTTATAAATCAAAGACTTCTTAACAGAGAATTGAACGCGGCAATCTTTCTCTCTGCTATTTCTTGACTTGATGGAGCGTTGTCAAGCGACTGCTTGATTGCTTCCAATTGTGCCTCTTTAATCGCACCATCGACTAAACACCATTCCTTCCCTTCGTATATACCTTCAACAAAAGCATCAGGTGCGGAGGGGTCAGCAACAATGTCTGCTGCTGTGGAAAGAATAAAGTCGTCGGCAACGACTTGTGTGGTTCCTTCTCTTTTGATAGAACCAAGACCACGTGATGACACACCTAGTTGCACTCCCTCTTCAAGTAAGTTCTTTGCAATCTTACCCATAGGGGTTTCTAATAGTTTTGCTTTACCCATGAAGTTTTTACCTTCTGGCATTAACTCAACTATCTTATGTGACACACGATCTAGATTAATTGTAGGACCGTCGGGATGACCTAGTTCACCTAACGCTCTTCCACGTTTAATAAACTCTTCATTGTACTTGCTAACCTCTTTCGCCATGGCATCGTACTTATACATACGACCATTGCGATTAGTAATCTCGGTCTGCAAAAAGACACCCTTAATGTAGGTATTCTTCTTACCGTCTTTTTCTTCGGTTAGAATCTCTACTGGTTCAATTTGTTCCGTGATCAGTTTCATCGGTTTCCTCTTCTGTTTCTACATCGTTACGATTGATAACGTCCGCTGTTGCTTCTGGAGATGCTTCGCCTTCTGGTGGAAGACCTGTCTCTCTAGAATTCACATTGCCCTCATCAGGGACATGCGGAAACATGCGATTTGCAACGTCTAGTTTGCTCGCATCAACTGCTGCTGCAGCTTTAACTTGCAGCATATCTTTGAGTTTGTCTAAGGCATCTGCCTGTCCACCATCCCAAAGTAAATCAACGATTTCTCGTTCTTGTGTAGCCATAATTTAATGTTACCTAACTTTTATTTATTACCGTTCCCATTTTGAGACGCGGAAGTCCTTGCTGCAGACTTACGAGGATCCTCTTTACCATTCATTTTTGGGGGAGTTTCTCCGTTCCTTGCTGCTGTTTTTTGTTGTGCAATTTGCACATCTTTCATCTCTTGATCTTTCGGTATGTTCTCAATGTCCGCATCTATAGTATCTTGATCTAATTGAACTTGACTTGCAGGATCTATTGCTCTTCCATTATCAATATCATCTGCCATCTGAACATCCATCTCGTCCATCTGTATCTCTGTCTGACCTAAGATCTCAGAACGAATGTATTGAGTAGAGAAATACTTGCCAACATAAGGATCCATAGCAGCGATGACATTGAGTTTCTCAGTCATCATTTCAAGATTCTTAAGTTCTGTAAAGTGATTGTCATAAAGATAGTCATATTGAATATGCTCCTTCATGTCATCCCAATCCTCAGGAGTGATAACACTCTTTAAGATCAACTGTGTTTTCAATGTATCTTGGAAGATGTCACTGAACTTCTTACGTAGTTTACCTACAAACTTAGTGAACTTTAATTCATCTCTAGTGATCTCAGATGATCTACCGATGTTAAATGAAGTGCCACTTTCTAATCTACCAGCAGGAACATTTAACGCTTTGTAAAGTTTTGTTTGGAAATATTGCACGTCTGTCAATTCTCCAAGGTTCTGACCACCTGGCAATGTAGTGATTTCAGTTCCTCTGCCACCTTCTCTACGTGGTAACCAGAAGTCTTCCATCATTGACATGTATTTTCTGTCGTCTCTTATCTCTCCAGTGTTAGCATCATATACTAATTTGTTTCTATAGCGACCCATTACCTCACGGAGATATGTTTCCGCTTTTTGTTTTGGTAAGTTTCCTACATCAATATAGAATATTCTTCTTTCTGGTGCTCTTGATATTCTGTAGATAACAAGAGAGTCCTCGATCATACGTAATTGATTGAGAACTTTAATACCTTTGTGCAAGTAAGATAATACAATATTCCTATTAGTATCCATCAAACCTGATGTGGTATAGCATATAGCATCCTTTGCAATTCTGATTCCACTGTTTGCGGAAGTGTTATTTAAACCTTTAGGATTATATAAGAAATACTCTTCGCCTTTACCGAAGTCATACTTCATAAATTCATCTGCAGTTTTTGGTTTTGTTATCTGTCTTACTTTCTTAATCTTATGTGGATCTACGTATCTTAATTCTTTAATACCATCTTGCGGTGCATCTAAATCAATCACCTTATGGTAATACATTCTCCCATCAATGTACCATCTGCGGAACATCTCATGTGCTTTACTATCAAATCCGAATAAATTTTTGATGTAATCAAACTCATCACGGATCATAGTTTTTACACTATCACTCACCTCAAGGTTATCCAAGTTAACTTGAACAGGACTATCGTTCTGATCAGCAACTATTGCTTCATGAATAATATCTTCGATGGCTTCATCCACTTCTGGGTGCATCGCCATCTCACGATACTTCTTCACCATGTCATACTCAGTCTTGAAGTTACCGTCTAGATCAAGGTATTGACCATAGTAACCTCCTGCAATATAACTAGTAGCTCCATCGTCAGAAGAAGGTTGTATAGGAGACGGAGCACGACTCTTTACATCCTTCTTCTTAAACGAGAAACCGAATAACTCTGCCATAATATTTGTGGTTTCTTATCTTTATTATTTATGCGGGTTTCTAAACGAGAGAATCGTTAGAACTATTTCCAGCGTCTACTGCCTTAGAGGTGTGGAATTGATATGCAAACTCAACATCAAACTCTTCAAAAGAATCGTTGTTGTCATATGCAACTGATACCTGAGATACAGATACAGGGAATGCAGAAAACAATTCGTATTGACGAATTACTTTAAGATTCTGTCCGTCTCCATCAAACTTGCTTAACTGGTCTACCTTGATTTGCTTCAAGATACCATCTGAATCAGATGAAATACCAGCAGTTGCAATGTTTGCACCTACACCGTTTGTAAGTTCGATCCATTTCTCATATGCTGCACGCAATTCAAATGCGTCATCCATATAGAATGTTCCAGTCCATGTCTCATAAGTTCTGTCGCCAGGCACTTTAAGTACACGACCTCTGAATGGTAATTCAACAGTACCTACACTTGTTGCAGGAAGTGCTGCTGCTTTACACATATATGTTACTGCCTCTTCTGGTTTTCCAGTTCCGTCAATTGATGGTTCTGCTACTCCAGAAGGAAATCCATGTTCTATCGAGAACAGGTTAGGGCGAACACCGCCCTTAATTGCTGATTGAAAGGTAAGTAAACCTAAACCTTTAGCTGCCATTGTTCAATGCTCCGTTGTTATCTGCGAGGGACGACTTCTTCAAAACTTACACCTGTTCGTGTAGCAATGAATGTCAGTGTGATAAAGTTGATTGAGCGAGCAGGCTTGATATAAAAATCTGCCTTAAACTCGTTCGCGTCGATGACTGCTCCAGTATTATTGGAACCATCACACACAACTAAGAAATCTGTAATTCCTCTTTCAGCTTGAATGCCTCTAAGGAATGGTTCAACAACATTCTTAAAGTTGTTACGTGTGAACTCATCGTTAAGTTCAAAAAGGACTCCCTTCGCAGCGTTGCCGATTGTCTTTTCTATCACATTGAATAGACGTCTAACATTGATGCGATCAAATGCAGATGGTGAAGCGAGAGCAGTTTTGTCTCCGAAAAGAACAATACCTTGACCAGGTAAACTGGTTACTGGATTGATTCTCTTTTGATACAGTGTATCTCTTTCGGATTTAGTTGGTGAGTATGCTAGTTTGATAGCACCTCTAATTGCACCACGATTCAATCCTGCTGGAGAGAACCATGGAGTACCGTTTGCAGTTACGCTAGAACATAATCCTGCAACGTCTCCGTTAAGAGGAACGTAACGATACTTGTCAGCAAATCTGTCGTAGATGTATTTCCATCCATTGTCAAACACACCGAATGATGTGGATGCCATATTAGAATAGAAACTAACTACATTGTTTGTTTGCATTGTTGAACTTGTAACTCCAACAACGTCTCCTCTGTAAGGAGATAAGAAACCAACGCAATCTTTTCTAGCAGCACAGATTGAAAGAACCTGTGTAGCAATTGCTTGTGTGTTAGTTTTACTTGCTGCGTCACCAGGACCCATAAGTAGATAATCAATATCTAAAGTCTCAGTGTCAGCGAACTCTGCAAGTCCAGTGATGATCTCACCTGATGTTGCAGCTAATGTCTCAGCACCTTTTTGGAAAGTGTAAGTCTTAGGAGCAGCAAACAGATCAAATGTTTCTGTAGATGCACTACCAGCATTGTTTGTACCAGCAATGTTACCACCAGTAGCAGCTTGATTAGCACTTACATCATATACATCTGTTTCGTGAGAACCCCAATAGATGTAACTTGACTTGTCAAGTATAACTGTTGGGTAGTAGTTTACAGAACCAGATGAAGTCTTTGCATTGTTTGACTTAGAAACATATGTATGCTTCTCAAGAAGTGTATTTGGTTTACCAGTAATTGCACCAGTAGCATCCCAAACTGCGATATGCATTTCATCGTTAGCACCACCACGGTCTCCAACATAAGGAGATGTGCCAGGTCTAGGAGCAATAGATGCCCACTTAAGTCCAGTGAATACTTCCTGTTGGTCGTACCACTCAACATTAGCAGTTACGTTAAGGTCAGTAACACCATTTTCAATCTGATCGGTAGTTGTCCATGTGTCAGAAGTAATAAGAGAAACCTTATTGCTTGCTGAATCCCATGCGTAAATGTAACCTGACTTGGCACCGCCAGCGTTACCACTTGTAGTTTGTACTTGTGTACCTACTGTTGTTACTGATAATGCACCGTCAAGGGTTAACGTTACATCAGCACCTTTGTCTATTACACCAACTCTTACTGCGTTTGATTCTACGCCAGGATTAACAGATGCCCATTTGAATGGGTTAGCTGTTGCACTGTAGTATGTTGCCTCGTATACATCTTTCGTTGGAATGGAAAGAAGATATGGGGAAGTTACAGAATCATCAGATGCTGTTAACTGTCCACTTGTTGCTACACGAACAACGTCTAGTACTCCACCGTACTGTAGAAAACTTGCTGCAGTCCACCAACTAGTTGCATTGCCCTCTGCTGGTTCTCCGAATATTTCTATTAGTTGAGCTTCGGTGGATATACGTACAGGTGTTAAAACAGGTCCTTTACTAAATGCTCCTGCTATTGCACCTACGTTTACTTCAACCGTCTCAATCGACCCAAGTGTTAAATCCCTTTCTTGGATCTCAACTCCTGGAGATAGAAGCGTGCTTGCCATGCGATTACTCCGTCAGATAAATTAATTTTTGTCTAATATTATTTAGAAAAAGGTCTTTCTTTACTTATAGTCCCACATATAACTACGGTCACCATACTCATCTAACTTCCATTTCTCCTGATCTGACTCGTTCATATCAATACTCCAAACAGTTCCACTATCATCAACTATAGTTTCATCTTCTAACCCATCCACTATAAAACCAAATGGTGCCATATCTTGTTCTATCTGGTTCTTTTGCTCTTCATATATCCTTCTTCTAATGTCTTGATCTGTTAATTCTTTAAAATATTCCTGTTGCACTAACCAAGCAAAGATAACCAAACACATTACAAGATCATCATTATACCCTTCATCTGCTTCAAATGATTGCTTATTTTGTATGAATGTAGTCAACTCTGCTACGATGTTATAATCCTTAACAAGTAACTTATCATCTTCTATTAATGTCTTGAGGTTTGAACATCCTTGTGCTTTGACAGTCTTACTCATCTTCACACCCATCTGTGTTTTGTTACCTGAGAATCCCTGTCCAACTATTTGCCCTGCTCTACCACGCATAGCACACATCAATACATTTTCATATTCTATATCGTAAAATAAACTTGAAGCAACTGCTTCTCCTATATCATTGACCTCTATCAATACATGTGCTTTATTATAATTTGTTGCGACGTTGTAGATAACGTTAGGAAATAGCATTGGTCTAACATTCTTATCTCTATACTTTGCTACTAATCTCCATGGTGCGTGAGTAATATCTATTACCACAAAGGCAGAGTAATCCTGTGCGAGACCACGAGATACGTCCACACATATAATATAATCATGGTTAGATATAGGATTTTCATATATGTCGAGAGATCCATTTGTTGTTAAAATATCGTCATAGGTCAGTGTTCTAAGTTTAGATGCAGTGATTAGAGTATCAACAGATCCTAAGAATTCACACTCAAACTCCTGTGTGAACTGTCGTTCAGATGTATTAGCAATAGTTGTCTCTTTCCACTTCGCATCTCTACCTGGCACTTTTGACCAATGTACTTCAGACCAAGCATATCCATTTCTACCTTTCTGTGCATCTACCCATAACTTATAGAAATGGTTCATTCCATTTGGTGTGGAAATAATGATGACTTTTGTGGATGTACCAGAAGTAATAGTAGGATAAACGGAACTAAAGAATTGTTCTGCAATATGGTTAGGTATAAACGCAAACTCATCGAGGAAGATGATGTTGAACGACATACCTCGGACAGCAGATGCTGAAGTAGATGCAGCGAGAATCTTTGATCCATT